TATTTATATGTTCAAGGCTCGTTAGTGGTTAACACACGTAAAACCGGATATTCCGCGATGACCGGGTCTTTGAATAGAGGTGCGGTGTATGACACATCAACAATTACATTACAACAATTGGCGGAAAGAGTCGCGGCATTGCAGCAAGACCTTGCTTCCCATGGGCTTATTGGAGCATAGTTAATGAAATTAACGGAAGAAGAATTAAACATTCATCTGGCAATTGTTACAAATCAAAGAAACTCTGCATTAGACGAGATTGTTTGTCTTGCTGCAAAAATACACATGCTTGAAAAGCAGTTAAATTCTTATTCTATCGACTGCAAACAAACAAAGGCCCAGCCATGATCAACAAAAACTACTCGGCGGGTTTTTTATTGCCCACGCCAACCAGTTGCAGTTTACACGTTAACATGCTATAAGTCGGATTAAGTTTACATGTTAGGATTTCCATGATTCCGATGCCGGAACAACAAGGCGCTAGTGACATCGAATCCCTTGCTGAAAGGCTGATTGAGGGAGAGTTGTCGCCTGACGTACTGATGGCGGAACTGACCGGCATGCGCGAGCAGCAAGAGCTGGAGACTGAAGCGAAGCTGGACGAGATCGGGCAGCGCCTGCAACTGCTTGCTGAAGAAGAAGTACGCAACCGGAACGGCGTCGAGCGAGAGTGGATTGACAACATTCGGGTGTACGAAGGCAAGTACACAGATGAGCAGCGTGCCAAGTTCAAGGGTCGTGGTCGCAGTGAGGCGTTCGCCAATCTGATTCGCGTCAAGTGTGATTTTGCCGTGGCTCGCATGAGCGAGATGGTAGCGCCTACGGACGACCGCAACTGGGATTTCAGCCCAACGCCTGATCCGGAACTGGTTAGCGCAATGCGCGTTGACGACGTTGAGGCCGAGCCTACTCAGGAGCAGCAGGACGCGCAGGCGATCATGCAGGAGGCCAGCGACAAGGCGGCCAAAATGCGCAAGTACATGGACGATCAGCTGCAGGAGTGCGACTACAACGCGCAGTTGCGACTGGTTATTCGTGACGCCGTGCGGCTGGGTACCGGCGTGTTGAAAGGCCCGGCAGTGCTGGGGCGTACCAAGTCTGCTTGGCGTAAGGACGCGCAGACCGGCATCTCGGTGTACGTCGAGGAAGAAGACTTGGCGCCGATTGGCGCATGGGTTGACCCGTGGGACTTTTTCCCTGAGTTCGCGGCAGCCTCGGTCAGTCAGGCGGAGTACGTCTTCGAGCGGCACCGCTGCAACCGCAAGTATTTGCGCAAGCTGGCACGTCAACCGGGCTTCAGCGCCAAACGATTGAACGAAGTGCTTGAGGGACACACCCGCAGCTATTGGCTGGGGCAGGTGTCGCAGGTGCGTGGCAGCCTCATCAGCACACCATACAAGGAAGGACAGTACGAGCTGTGGGAGTATCACGGCCCGCTGAAGGCTGAAGAAGCCCGGCTGATGGGTATTGACGTTCCGGAAGGTGACAACATTACCGAAGTCATGGCGACGGTGTTTTTCGTCGAGGGCAAAGTGGTCAAGGCCAGCCTGAACATCCAGCCGGATGAGGCGATGACCTACTACACCTACACATGGCGCAAGCGTGACGGGTGCATCTTCGGCTATGGACTGCCGCAAGATGGCATGGACTCGCAGGAAGCGGCCAACTCGGCATGGCGTATGGTGCTGGACAACGCGGCGATGTCCGCGATTCCGCAGGTAGTAATCAATAGCCGACTGCTGCGCCCAGTGGATAAGAACTACGCCATGTATCCGGGCAAGCAGTGGGAGCTGACTGAGCCGAACAAGACCGTCAACGACGCTTTCGGCACCTTCGCAGTGCCGGCCAACACCCAGCAGCTGATGCAGATTTTCACGTTTGCCCGCGAGCTGCTGGACTACGAAACCGGTATCAGCATGCTGACCCAAGGGCAGCAAGGCCCGAACGTCACCAAGACTGCACTGGGCATGTCAATGCTGATGAACTCAGCCAGCGCCATGTTGCGCCAGAAGGTCAAGGAGTTCGACGACGAAGTTACCGGGCCGTTCATCCGCAATCTGTACAACTGGAACATGAAGTTCAACCCGGATGAAGACGCCAAGGGTGACTACACCATTGTTCCGCTGGGTTCGAGTTCCCTGCTGGTGCGCGAGCAGCAGACACAGGGTTTGATGCAGATGATGCAGATGGCCCAGCTGCCGATGCTGGCGCCGTGGGTGAAGTGGGACGAGCTGTTCCGCGCCGCTGTACAGAGCATGAGCATCAACGGTGACCGCTTCGTCAAGACCAAGGACGAGTACGCGAAGGATATGCAGCAGCAGGCCAAGCAAGGGCCGCCTCCGCCGACATACGCAGAGCAGGTAGCGATGGGTAAACTGCAGCTGCAGCAACAGCAGATGGCCCTCGATGCGCAGATCAAGGAGCAGGAAATCGCGCTGGCACAGATGGACGCCGAAATCGAACGATTCAAGGCTGAAGTTGATTTGCAGGACAGCCAGAACGACTTGCTGCGCCAGCGCCAGATCATGCAGGGTGACCTGCTTCGCTTGCAGAACGAACGCGACATGATGCTGATGAAGCTGTCTGCCGACCAGAATGCCAGATCGGAGGAAGTGCAGGCGCGCTTTGGGCTGCAGCAGATGGATCATGCCTTTGACCAGCGCATGTTTACTGCTGAAGCGATCCTGAAGGCGCGTACCGGGAGCGGACTATGAGTGTGATCCACGTCACTGACCTGCAGCAGTCGATTGCAAAGCTGCGTGAGGATGCGATTAACCGGTTAGTTTCCGCGTTGAACCACGATTACAGCATGCAACTACGCGGCGAAATCCGCGCGTATGACGAAGTTGTTTACAAGTTAATAGAAGAACCTCGACAAGAAGCCGAGAGACAATCCCTGAACGGAGCAAACGATGACTAACCAGACCGATGACGATTTCGAGAAAGCGTTTAACGAGTTCAGCGCGAAGCGCGAGGGCGGCGATGATCCGGCCCCTGCGCCAGAAGCTGCGCCCGAAGAACCTAACACGTTAGCTAGCACCGAGCCGGCAGCTGCCGCCGCTGAATCTGCGCCGCAAGTGCAAGAACCGGACGAACTCGCCAAGATCAAAGCCGAGCTGGAAGCCGAACGCGAGAAGCTGCGCCGTGCCACCGGGTCAATCTCCGGGTATGAGCGCCACTTGCAGACTGAGCGTGCGGAGCGTGCCAAGCTGGAGCAAGCACTCGCGCAGCTAACAAGTAAACCTAACACTCAGGAGCAGCAAGACGCCAACGATGAGTCGCTTGCGTACCTGAAAGAGAACTTCCCAGAGCTGAGTACTGCACTGGAGAAGGTCATTGAAACGAAGTTGAAGGGTCTTGACCAGCGTTTTACGCAGGTTGACGCCCGTATTAGTGAGGCCGTGGCGCCAATTGCGCAGAAGTTCGAGGCTGAAAGCACCGCCCGAGAGCTGGACACGTTGGGGAAAGCGCACCCTGACTGGCAGCAGGTGGTCAATTCGCAGGACTTTGGCGGGTGGCTCGCAGGTCAGCCGGCTCCGGTACAGAGTTTGATGGATAGCCCCATCGCATCCGATGCGGTCTGGCTCCTGAACCAGTACAAGAACGGCAAAAACGTAGCGCAGCAACCGCTAGCGGACGTGCAGGCGGAGGTTCAAGCCCGCCGTCAGAAAGAGTTGTCGCAGGCAGCAGGGGTACCAGTGCGTAGCGCGGGCCGCCCGGTTGTAGCCAGCGACGGCGATGGTTCGTTTGAAAGCAGCTTCGACTTTTACTCGCGTCAACGCGAAGCCCGAAGCGCAAACCGGAGATAAGTAAATGGCAACCACAAGTTATGGTTCGATTTCGCAGCGTACCGCTGCATGGGCAGCCGATGAGATGCTGGCACACGCCATGCCAATCGAGCTGCTGGGTGGCATGGGTCAGCAAAAACCCATTCCGAAGAATACCGCAGACAACGCCAAGTTCCGCCGTCCGATTCCGTTCCCGGCTGCACTGGCCCCGTTGACTGAAGGCGTTACTCCGCCGTCGAAAGCCATGCAGTACCAAGACGTTTCGGTTCAGCTGCAGCAGTATGGTGATATTGTCGAGATCACCGACAAAGTGCAGGACATGGCCGAAGACCCGGTGCTGAAAGATGCGACCGGCCTGATCGGTGAGCAAGTAGCAGAAACCAAGGAATCGCTGATCTGGGGTACCTTGCGTGGCGGCACCTCGGTGTACTACACCAACGGTTCGGCACGTAGCGCGGTGAACACCGCGATCACACTCAATGCGATCCGCGCCGCTGTTCGCTTCCTGAAGTCGCAACGTGCGCAGACCATCACCCAGAAGATCAGCGCGTCTACTTCGTATGCAACTGCACCGGTAGCCCCGGCGTATGTAGCGGTCGGTCACACCGACATCGAAGCCGACTTGCGTGCGATTTCGCAGTTCGTTCCGGTAGAAAACTACGCCTCGCAAGGTGGCGTGCTACCCTACGAAGTGGGCAAGATTGAAGGCGTGCGTTTCTGCCTGTCGCCGCTGCTGACCCCGTTCACTGATGCCGGCGGTAACCCCGGCGGCACCATGAAGTACACCTCGAACGCCGGCGCGGCTGACGTGTATCCGATCCTGATTTTCGGCAAGGACGCTTTCGGCCAGACCATGTTGCGCGGCGCGAACGCGGTTACCCCGATGGTACTGAATCCGGGCGAGCCTCGCGGCGGTGACCCGCTGGGCCAGCGCGGCACTGTTGGTTGGAAGACCTACTTCGCTGCGGTTCGCCTGAACGAAAGCTGGATGGTCCGTATCGAAGCTGCGGTAACCAAGCTGCCGTAAACCTAACGTGTTAGCAATGCCGGGGTAAGAACCCCGGCTAACAAGGAGATTGAAATGGCTTCTACCACTGATTTTAACCTGCAGTCGCTGCGCGAAGCGATTAGCAACCAGCTGCTCGGTACTGCGGCACTGGCTATCGGCTCGACAGCCGCCAACATTGCCAACGGTGCATGCGCGTACAAGAACGACGGCGTCTTCAAGTCGCTCAGTTCCAACGCTGTGGGCACGGCACCAGCCCTGCCTACCGGCTGGGCGCCGGGGTATTACGTGCAACCGGCGGGTACTACGGCATATTACACGGTCGGGATCACTGCCGGCGGCACCATCTACGTGTTCCAAGGCGACTATGTAGGTCGCACGTACACGGACGATACTGGCATTCCGCGCGCTGTCACCGTGGCAAATATGCCGGCCCTTCCGACAGGCTACTACAACCGTGGCACCACCACCGTTTCTGGCGTAGCCCCCGGCGGCTGGGTACCGCTGACGCTGACCCTGCTGGGCGTGATGAAAGTTGTTACCAGCGGCGCAACATACACACCGGGTACCACCGCGCTGACCGGTATCGCTACGTTTACCCAGTGCGATCAGCTGCCTAGCACCCTGCCGTAACCAGTAGTACAACGACAGCCCCTTCGGGGGCTGCGTGCACCCTAAACAACAAGGAACAAGACAATGGCGAACGACAACAGCGTAGATGGAATTGAAAATGCAGCGGTGCTGGATGCCCCGGAGAAGTCCGTGCGCAAGGCAAAAGCAAAAGCTGACGGCGAGAAGACGTACAAAATCAAGATCAACACCGATCCTAACGACCCACGCCCGGTACAGGTGGCTGTTCAAGGCGTGCAGTACGTAGTTGAGCGCGGCGTTGAAGTGGAAGTACCGGAGCGTATCGTCGAAGTATTGCGCAATGCCGTAGAAATCCGCTACCGCCGCGAGAAAGACAACACGTTAGTGCCGTATGAGCACCCTTCCTACAGTTTCTCCATCCTCGGATGACTGGGAAGTAACGATACCGGACGACGATAGCGATGTTATTGTCGTCCTAAGTTTACGTGTTAGCCTGCCACAAGAAAGCAGTGTAGAATTTACACGTAAACAGGACATGGAGAGCAGTAATGGCGATAACGGCAGCAGTGTGCAATAGCTACAAACAGGAAATTTTGCAGGGTACTCACGCCAGCGCGGATACGTACATGATCGCGCTTTACACAAGCACGGCTACGCTCGACGCGACCACAACCGCGTACACCGCCACTAACGAGGTCAGCGGTACGGGGTACACAGCGGGCGGTAATGCGCTATCTGGCTTCACGGTCAGCGGCTCTGGTTCCACTGCTTGGCTGGATTTTACTACTGACCCAACTTGGCCGACCGCAACTATCACCGCACGCGGGGCGCTGATCTACAACAGCTCAAAAACCAACAAAGCAGTGGCCGTATTGAACTTTGGTTCTGACGTAACCAGTACGGCGAGCACGTTTACCGTGACATTCCCGACTGCGGACGCTGCTAACGCCCTGTTGCGGATTTCGTAACATGCTCGGGTACGGGGTTAAAGAAACCACCGCCACGACCGGCACCGGCACGCTGACGCTGTCGGCGGTAACTGGCTCACCGCGTTTTGCGGACGAGTTTGCGAACGGGGTATCGGTCTACTACTCACTACTTAATTCGAGTGGGCAGGTTGTTGAGTGTGGTATTGGCACGGTTGGCGCGGGCAATACGCTTTCGCGTAATCGTGTTCTCGCCACGTTCAGCGGCGGAACATACAATGACCTGACGCCAAGCGCGGTTTCGCTGACTGGAACAACGACCGTTATTTGCGCCGGGTTGGCGTCGAGTTCGCCGATTGCGATCCCGAACATCAACACCGTCATAACGACCAGCGGCGCGACTCCGCAGCGGCTGGTGATGGACACGCGCATCAACACCAACAGTGCCAGCAGCACCGGCCTGACGATGGCTGCGAATACGCTGTACCTTGTGCCGTTTTACCTGTCAGTTGATTGCATCGCCACCGGTATCGCGCTGCGCATTGGCACTGGTGCTGCTGGCAAATCAATCATCGCCGGGCTTTACCAGCTTGATTACCGAGGCTACCCGGCCAAGGTGCTCGGGCAGACAGCATCGACGGCAGCAGCAACAAGCGGCGTCAACTGGTCGGCCAGCTTCACGGGTGGCAACGTCAAGCTGATTCCCGGCTGGTACGTGATCGGGATTGTGTCGGACGGAACGCCGGCAATCGGTGCGCTGACAGGCACCGCAATTTTCAATATGTTCGGCGTTGCAAATGCACAAAACATAGTCACTGTCACGGCGCATTTGACTTCTGCGCACACCTTCGGCGCATTGCCAGAGCCGGCGCCAACGACAGCAGCAATCGGCGCGGCTACACATATCTGTGCCGGGCTGACTATCGTGTGAGGATGACATGCTAACAATCAACAACTGGCCCGGTCTGATGGCGGCCATCAACGCCGCCGGGTATCACGTCGATCAGCACGACAACACGCTGGTTGGCATACGCTCGATTGACGGCGCAACCGGCGAGGACATCGACGCGGCGATCATGGCGATTGTCGCCTCGTACCCTGTTGGCGATGCTGCCAATTACGTTTGCAAGGCTATCGAGGCGCTGGCGACGGCCAAGCGCAACGCAGTCGTGGCGCCTTACTCGCCCGGCGAAATGGCATCGTGGCCGATCAAGCGGGCCGAGGCGCTGGCGTATCAGGCCACCGGCAATCTAAGCGATGCGCCAAATCTGAGCGTTGAGGCAAGCGCGCGCGGCATGGCGCTTTCGACGCTGGTCGGTAAGGTGTTGCAGGACGCGGCGCGGTTCGCTGGCATCGAGGCCGCCATCGCAGGCACAAGCGGCCGGCACCGCGACGCGGTCAAGGCGCTGGCAACGCATGAGCAAGTCATGACTTATGACTACACAACGGGCTGGCCGCTGTGAGTATCGGCCTTTACCCTGTCGGCACACAGCCGATAGGCGCGCTAGAAGATAGTGCGCCAGCCGGGTCATACGCAAACCCAGCCGGAGTTTCTGCTAGCGCGGCGATTGGCACTCTGACAGCGACAGGTGCAGCCACAGCACTGGCGGTTGGCGTAGAAACCACAGCAGCGGTAGGTTCTGTATCCGCATCAGGCGGCTCCGGTACGGTGTATGCTATGCCTTCCGGCGTCTTTGTCAGTGCAGTAGTAGGTACGCCAAACGCGCTGGGCGCAGCAAGCGCAAGCCCAACCGGAGTTGTCGCCGCCGGAGCAATAGGAGCAACCCAGTGTAGCGGTGCAGCCGACGTAGTTCCTACCGGTGTTAGCGCGGCTACGTCGCTCGGCTCGGCCACTGCAGCAAGCGCGACGGCTGCATCACCTACAGGCGTAGCAGTCAACACTACCGTAGGCACCGCAAGCGCAGCCGGAGCCGCCGAAGT